TTTGCATTTGTGACAGCATTAGCTGAAATTTTTGCAGTTGTAACTGCATTATCAGGTAAAGTAAAAGTTCCACTTGATGCATCAAAGGTTGCACCAGCAGGAACCGAAACTGTATCTCCGCTCTCACCGACTGTAAGGCTTGTGCCTGATTTTGGTACTATTTGATCTACTTCAATTTTACTCATTATACTACCACTAATGTTCCACTTACTGTTAATGTTCCTGTTATACTTACTGGTCCTGCCAACACACCATTTTCAATTGTTTGATCTTGAGAAATGGTTGCTGAGTGTGTGCTTACAAAATCTTGTGCTGACATAGATGGTGATGGCATTCTAGCTGCAGGCATAGTACAAAAAACATCTTTAGTACCTGCAGTAAAATTAACCAAAGTATCACTATTTGAAGAAGACAGGACAGTTTGCCTTGATAGTGTATCAGGTGTTGCATCTGTAACTGTTCCTATACCTACTTCAAATTCTGCAGGTGATGCACCAATATGTGAAATACAATAAAAGGTTTGATTCCCCGTACCTATTCCTGATACGAAGCTTTCAAAATCTTGTGAAGCACCTGCTAAATTGAGAGTTCCTGTTCCTTCAGTGGTGCTTGTCTCTTTTACTCTGTCATTTACAACTAGAGCCATACACCTCCTAACTTATTCTTAAAATAGCATTTGAACTGTTAAACGTTGGAAACTGAATAGTGAAAGTTCCAGCCGTAGCTGTTTTATCACCACCGAAATCCAAAACTGCAACAGCTTTGTCACTGTTTGACGTGTTATAAATTAAAGCGCCTCTTGCTGTTAAAGTAACTCCAGTAAATGATAACTCTGCAAAGTCTACGATTGCTACACCTGTATCAAGTGAAGTTTGTTGACCTGTTAATACGCCACCACCTTGTGCATATTGACCTGAGTCAGGAACTTGTCCTCCTGTACTATCACCAGGATATGCTGTAGTAGCTGCAGATAAATTTGCTGAAGAATCATACAGGGCTAATTTAAAAACATCTTGTCCGCTTTGGAATTCATGTCCGCCTTCTAATAATTCTTTTTTAAATGAATTGCATACTGCTTGTGCGATTGCCATAATATTCTCCTACATAGTTTTTTTAGTATTTGGCGACGGAGATCCAACTTGTAATCTTGGAACACCATCGTCGTATTCAGCTCTTCTACGTCTACCCATTTGTTGAAGAGCAAAAGCTTCTATAGCCTTATCATACCTTGTTTTATACAGGTTGTACATATCCATGGGGCCTTTTAGGTATGAAAAAACTTCTGCCAAAACTCCGTACAATAACATACCCTCTTGGTAAGTTGCTAAAAATGTATTTGTTGAGGCATCAAAATGTGGTGGATCAATAATATAATTTAATTGTGTTGCATATGCTTGATCCGGAGTTGGTGCAACAACTACTGAATTATCATCCCAATTAGCATAGTATTTAGGTTTACCAGTTGCGCCACTTCCATTAAATTCTGTTATAAAACTTGTGTCTTTTTTCTCCATAAAAGTTCTGTTGCTTGTAAGACTTGAAGAATCAAAAACTTGTAAAGATCTTATCACCAAAAAACTTGATGGCATTTGTAAGAATCTTTTGTTAGCGTTAAAGTTGGAAGTTGCATATTTACGTATATCATCATAATCTACACGCCCTGCAACATCTAATTCTACGTTTCTAATGTATCCGTCTATTAACGTATCTGATAAAACATTACTATCAACTTCAGCATAACTTCTTACTCTAGTCAAAAAATCTGTATGTGTTACTGCCATTATGTAATACTCACTGTTATGGAGCCTAAAGATATTTTAGCCTCTCTTTTTCTATTTTCTTCCGCAGGGTCTTTTGGAATCATACCTCTGACTGAAGTTATATTATCAACACTTGTGATCGCAGCTCTTGCTGTTTGAAATGCAAAATCGCCTGGAAGTTTTAAATTTGCTACGGTTACTGGTCTACCTCCAGAATCAACTACAGATGTATCAGTAGGAGCTTGTGGATTTATAGCAGACATAATAGAGGGTTGTTGAAAAAATCTAGGTCTTGCGTTTTGAATTGCAATTTTGTCAGCTGTTATTTTTCTTCTTCTTATTTGAGGATGCTTTGATTCAAACTCAGATCTATGCACAAAAGACCCATTCCATTCTTTAACCATCTCGTTATATGGAAACTCCATACCAGATCTATCAGATATTGCTTTAGCATATTTACCTTTTGCAAAATTAGCCATTATACACCATCTCCAAAGTATGCTTGTGGTGAAATATATACGGATGTTCTTTGTCCGTCTTGATCAAGAGCTCTTTTCATTTCATCTTCATAAGCTAGTTTCA